ATTTCATCTAGATTACCAGTTCCTTTAGACTTAGTAACTACTTGAATCTGTTCAGCGACCTCATCGATAAAGACTGAATCTAAAGAATCTAGGTTTTCCATTAGGCCGTCTCCAAACTTTTCACAAAGGTTGAGTATTAGCTTTTGAGACCTAGACGGAGTCAAGTTAGTTATCTTTGGGATGTTGTCTGACTTGTCACCTAAAAAGACTTTATTCAGAACCTCATTTACGAAATCTACTTTATGTTCAACGTATTCCTTGTTCTTAAGAGTAGATATTACTTTTTCTATGCTAGATCCACCTATGTGATTCATGTTTAGAGAGAAAAAGTTATCTTCTTCATCGTCAGCTTGAAGAGGAACTAAATTGGCTGGAACAAAGAGTCTTTTGTGTTTTGCCATCTGTTTTGGAACTATCAAAAGAACGTTCTTTTTTGGAGTCCCAGTAAGCTGTTTAAGATCCTGGTCAACTGAATAGATCAGAACATCGTCGTTTAGTATTTCACAAAGGTGAGCAATGATGTCATCGCCTTCGGTTCCTTTAAACCTATATTGATTGATGCCACACTTCTCGACGAGGTGTGGCATTATCGTTTGTTGAAAGTAATCAAAGAATAAGTATTGAAACTCGTCGTACTTTCTAGTTCCCTTGTATTTGAATTCCTGAGGAGCCGCTGATGTCTTAAAATCAGAGTCTTTAAAGAAGTCATTGGTGTAGTCTTTTCTCCAGCTGTTAGAATCGAACACTATGTGAATCTTTCCAGGAGTAGAGGACATCGACGCAATTAGAGAGTTTAGATAGGTAAAACAAAAGTTCCTAAACGAAAGTCTGACTGACTCTTTTAAACGGAAACCATCATTGAATAGATCTTCAACATAATAAACTTCACCGATTGACTTATCTTTAGACGTGACTGATTTGGTCACGCTAATTGCGACATTGATGAAGGCATTTCCGTCTATGATTAGGTGCATACTAGTTTTCTTCTTTTTGTTGTTCAGGTGAAGCTTTTCTCAATACTCTGATTGCAGATGCAAGAGCTTCGGCTTCAAGAAGACCATATGCTCCTTTCTTCTGAGCGTGGTTAGCAGATGCGACAAGTATGTAAACTGCCTGATCGGGAGTAAGGTTATGTATGAAGTTCTCATACGCTTTCTCGTCCTTATAGCCGATTATTCCAAACAGAATGTTGTTTGGATCTACTTGAGGTTGGCTTTGCTCTGCATTAGCCTCCTCTGTTTTTTGTACTTCAGTTTGTGCTTCTTCCATGACTTTTATAGATTTTTGAATAATGAATCGTATTCATCGTCCTCGGAATTAGAAGAAGCTTCAAAGATAGATTCTTCTTTAGCCGGTGCTGCGGTTTTCTCAGAAGAGAAAATTAGGTCTTCTGAAGAGTCTTTGGCTGGATTTGAAGGAGCAGAACTCATTGATGACCTAGAACCTGACATTCTAGCTCTCAATAACTCGTTCATTTTGGTGTCCTTACTTCTTTCCAAAACCATTTGAATGATTTCCTTTTGAGGAATAGCTGCTAAGATAGCTTCTGCTACTCTTTCAAAGTCTTCTTCTCTCCAGTCTTGGTGTAAGTAATCGTCTAGTTTTGGAGTGTTCTTAGTTAAGAACTCGTTGACTAGTTTTACTGACTTTTCGCTGTTTTCAACGATCACTTGAGTATCGCCGATTTTAAACATGAATGGAGTCACGTCATCCATAAACTTACACTTAGCCCAATCTCTAAATTCTTTGGTCTTTTTACCTACGATACAAAGGAAATCTTTTCCTTCTAATAGGTGAAATGGATTTATTTTTCTAGAAAGCGACATTCCGTCCACTTCCTCTGGATTAACCATTTGGTCGATAAGTTGATCGATCTGGTTTCTAAACTTGAAAACTTTAAGCTGTCCTTCAAGATCTGGTCTTTGCGGATCCTTCTTAACGTAAACGATAGAGTGGTGAGTGTACCACCTGGAGAAACGAGAATCGATGTCTTTAACTAAGTCTGGTTCTTCTTTTCTTAAGGATCTCAAGACTGACTCGATGGTCCAAAGAATTGAAGGATTACCGACGTTTGATGGACAATCGACGATCACCGATTCTTTAGTTAAAGGATTCCAAAACTTAGCAGTGTACTTTGTGTACTTGCTTTTTGCTTTGTCGTGAATGTAAGGTACGAATCTGAAAACTGACTTATAAGAACCGTTGTGTGCGTTCGGATCTGGGTCATAAACATTCTCATCTACTTTTCTACTGTTCGAAGATGCTTTCTGCTTTGAAAAAGTGTCTTCCGGTAAATCAAAGAAATCTGTCATAGTAAAATTTTTTATTTTTTTATTTTATACTATTGTACTTAGTAAAGTTTAATAGTTTCGCTATAGACACAAAAAATGCCTCAAAAAGAGGCATTTCTTACTAAAATAAAGATATTTTAGATTAGGCAGGGTTCTTAGTTGCGTCAACTAATTGCTGACGTAAATTCTTAGCTCCTTCTTGGATTTTTGTCATTTCAGCTTTAACGGCTGGGTGTTTGATCGCTTTTCTGATGTCTTGCATCTTTTTCTTAAGGCGATTACCTGCGCTTCTTACACCTTTTCCATAGTATTTTTGAGCATCTTCTTCAGCTGACTCAATGATCTCAGTGATCGGTGCAAAGATGGTAGACTGTGCAGCTGCGATTTCAGCTTTTAATTTTTCAAAATCATTCATAATAATTTTCTTTTCTTATATTTTACTAAGAAAGAAAGTATGGTTTTAGATTGATTTGATTATTATGTCTGCTTTTGGTGAAAGCTTTACGTCTGGATGGTTTTCTATGGCATGAGTTATCCAAGCACGCATAGTGATTTCAAACTCTTTAGCAGTTATGTAATCGGTCTTAACAAAAGGCTCTAAATATTCAAAGAAAACTTCGTCTAAGAACCTATCTTCTTCTACTGCTCTAGCATACATGCCGTCTACCATGGATTCTATTTCTTCAGGTAAAAGAAAGTAAGCGTTGCTCTTTTTAGCTTTTTTTCTTTCTTCTTGTGAAGAAACTCGAGTGTTAGGATGGTCTCGATTTATTCCTACTTGATCCAAGTGATTAGTTTCGTGTACGAGTATGTCTACTAGTCTATGATAAAGCCTATTATAGCAAGAGGGTTCCTTTTTAGGATTCAAGAGTATGTGAAACTCTATCTTAGGCACTAACATCTCCTTTTTGTTCATCTTGGTATTAGCGTCTATCATGTAACCTTTTTCCTTGAAATTAAGGTCTTCCCAAGGTAGGTCATTAAAGTGAGAATCTGACTTTGCTTTTGGATTAGTATTACGTTTAACGTTTAATATTAAGTCAAACATGAATGGCTCTGTGAACTCCATTCCTGAGAAAGAGATATAGGCTTCATTATCCATAGTCCTAGATTCTCTTATCTTATCGATGAGGCTACTGGCGACATTCTTGCAAAAAGTAATTTCTTTATCTTCGCTCTCGTTTATGAATTGTATGAACGACATCACTTTCATTTTTTAGTCCTAATAAAGGTGACGTTTATTGCATTGGTAGTAGGTGATCCGTCTTGGGTAAAGACTACTTCCATCACAGCCTCTTTGTTTCCAAAAATATCTGTAGTCACCGCGTTTTTTAACTTTTCAATGAAAGTCAAGTCAGTATCAGAAACATTTTTTTTCTTACCTTTGACTATCTCCATTAGGTTTTTCTGTTTTACCTCTAAGTCAGAATCGGTGTGTTTCTGTTTTTCTCCAGAAGTCACGTTTTTCTTTATCCAATCATTTAGGTCTGGCTCAGTAACGGAATAAGTAGGATATTCTATGACTACGCTTCCGTCTGGGTACTTACGACGACGTATACCAGAATCATCACGGTCTCCAACAAAGGCAAATAAGTATTCCTTAGGTGGTGGAGGTGCAGCGCCAGCAGCGGCTGGATCACCAGGCATGGGCGGTAATGCTTGTTCGACTAAGAACTCTTTGTATTTCTTTAGGTGCTTCATGATTACTTAGCGACGTTTCCGTAATTTTTGAACATGTTTCGGTTGATCATTTTAGGCTTAGCGTCCTCGTATTTTGAGTCGGTCTGGATGCCTATGACTATTCCTTCATTTTTGTCAATTACTTTATATCGAACTGCTCGATACAAGAATTCGTCATCGTCTTTCAACTTATCGAACTCTTTGTCTAATTGCTTTAATATCTCTGGATCTCGATCTTCGAATATAAACTCGCTAAAGCTAGGGATCATGATGGATTGTTTTTTATTATTTATCCATCACAGGCCAAACAATCTACTGTGGCACGAGCAGCTATGTCTCCTCTAAGTACTGATTCTGTTCTCATGTAATAAAGAGTCTTGACTCCCATGTTATATGCCTCTAAGTGTACTTGATTGATGAACTTAGGTTCAGCTTCGATAGGGAAGGCAAGATTTAAGGAAACTGCTTGATCTATGTACTGTTGTCTGATTCCCGCCTGTCTTACTAGTTCTAATTGATTCAACTCTTTGAAAGTAAGGTAAACGTCCTTTAAAGGAGCATACGCGTCCTGTTCAACTTCAGTAAGTTTTGACCTTTTTGAAGAAGTTATAGGATTTGAGGTTTCTCCTAGCTTTACCCAATAATTATCTAAGAAGTCTAGGCCTTGTACTGAACCACCATCTGCTAAGATTTGATTCCAAACGTCTGACGTATTGTATCCTATTTTCTCTAAGACTTTTTCTAGGCTTGGGTTTTTACGAATGAATGTTCCTTTTGCGGTCTGTTCAGTAAATACGTTTGCTGCCCAAGGTTCGATTCCAGCAGAAACATTGCCTGCTAATTTTGAATTAGAAACAGTAGGCGCGATTGCTCTTAAGTGAGTGTTTCTCATTCCTGTACCAGAACACCAAAGAGGCTCTCCGATCTCTCTAGCCATGTCTCTAGAAGCTCTTTCGCTTTCTATCTTAAGCTGAGAAAATATCTTTCTGGTCTCGAATTGAGAAACCAAAGAATCAAAAGGAATGTTTTTGTTTTGTAAGTATGTATGCCAGCCTAGGACGCCAAGACCTAATGCTCTACCTTTTTGAGCAGACCTTACTGAGTTTTCAAATCCGCTCATGTATTTTGCACGCTGAATGAATTCTTCGAGGACTCCATCTAAAAACCAAGTAGCTGTGTAAATAAGATCAGTGTCCTTCCATTCTTCGTATCTTGCAAGGTTTAAAGAAGAAAGACAGCAAACGAATGAGTGGTTCTCATCTGTATGTAGGGTGATCTCGCTACAAATGTTTGTCATATAGACCTTAAGTCCGTTTTTCTTGTATGCTTCAGGACTTTGACGATTGATGTTACCTTTATACATGATATAAGGTTCTCCAGTAGACTTTCTCTTTTTAAGAACTGCTGCCCATCGGCGACGGGACTCCTTGTCCCCTTGTTCTAGTTTGGACATAAAATCGTCTGAAACGACAACACATTGGTGAAGGTTTAGACACTGACGATTCACGTCTCCTTTCGGTTCCCTGATCTCTAGCCATTCCCAAAAGTCTCCATGTTCTATATCTATGTTGACTGATGCTGCGCCTCGACGAACTGATCCTTGGTTGGTTGCAAGAACTGCTGAGTCGTAGATCTTACAGAACGGAACAACTCCGTCAGAAGTACCGTTTTGAGAAATGATCGAACCTGCTGGTCGAATCTGGTTTACTCCGATTCCAACGCCGCCTCCGTGTTTTGCAAGAAGCATCATCTCTAGGTTTTTACCGCCGATATCTGCAACAGAATCGGCTACGTCTATTCCAAAACAAGAAATAGGCAGACCACGCTCGGTACCAGTATTTGAAAAAACTGGAGTAGCTAGGTTTAGCCAGCCCTTCCACATGTAATCAAAAAACTTTGAAGCCATTTCTGGTTTCTTTAGTCTTTTTGCAACGGTTGTTGCTACTCGCCAATAAGCATCCTTTGGAGTCTCTCCTTCTAATAAGTAACCTCTTGAAACAGTCTTAACGTAAACTTCTGTATTTGCCCAAACTGGAAAGTGTACTCCTACTTCCCAACCTAATGCTTCACCATGATTCATTTCTTTTTCTTCCATTATCCTCTTTTTTCTTTTATTTTTACTGTTTCTTGATTAACTAAATAGAGAGTCTTCGTCCCAATCTTCGTTTTCTCCTGCCTTTGCATAGTCGGTAGGTCGAATCGCAAAGAAATCGGTATGTGTGTGGCCTCCAGCAAGATGGTAGAACCAGTCTAACTCTCTTGACGCAACATCATCGTATTCAAATATGGGTTCGTAACCCAGCTCAACAAGCTTTTCGTTAGCTCTCTTTTTGATGAACTCTTTTAGATCGTTTGATTTTAGGTTCTCTAAGTCTCCCATTTCAAACATCTTGTTGATAAAGTTTAGTTCCATTTCTACCATCAATCTAGCGGCCTCTTCGACTTGTGGTCTGACGCTTTCGCTTAGTTCTGGATACTCTTCGCACATGTGTCTAAATAGTTGACATCCCATCTTTGAGTGAAGTGATTCGTCTCTTACTGACCATTTCATCTGTTGGCCGATCCCTTTAAGTCGGTCTCTCATTTGAAAAGAGTAAAGGACAGCAAATGATGAATAGAGGGAAACGCCTTCGGCAAATGCGGAAAATATAGCTAAAGATCTTGCCACATCCTTACGGGCATCCGATGACTTCTGAAG